GTAGACTCGACCGCAGGACGGTTCTTAACGATTTGACGGACTTGGACTGGAGCTGCAACTTGCTTTGCTGCAGTAGTTGTTCCTGTCGCACCTTTTGCCTGAGCGGGCGGAGGTCCCCTAGGTGCGGGGTCTCGCTTGCCAGTTGTGGGATCGGCGCCACCGGTGCGGGTGGGGGGGCGCACATATCGTACTCGGTCGTCGTCGCGCCCGAAGAAGGGCATATTGATGTTATTGAACGGGTTACGCCAACCGACTCGTTTAGTAGCTTTGGGCATACTTCCATGCGGGGGAATTCTTTTGCTCCCCCCCCACCTGGGGAGCGGGGCAAATCTACCAGGGCTACGCAGGAAGGACGAGGCTGCCGTCAGGCGCCACCATTCCCTCCTGCTTGAAGAAAGCAAGGATTCGCTCGAAAACGGGCAAGCCGCTGTAGAGCTGGGTAAACGAGTAGATCTGATCGAAACCAGACCGACCAGTCGCGACCCGGTACAAAGACCGCCATGGGTCAATGGGGATCGACGCTAGTCCCTTGTAATTCTGTGAGCAGAATGTGAAATCATACTCATCACAAGGCTCGCACCACTGCTTGAGGGATTTTCCTAGGAGGGCGTAGGCCTCCTTGGCTTCCTCAAAATCGAGCAACGAATCCTCCACACAGTCATCACCATTGGTCATGGCAGCGCGAGCGCCAGCCAAGAGAGCAAAAGCGTAACGAATGCGGCTATTCGTACTCGAGGTACAGTGAGAACCTGATTTCATCCTGCCGTGCAGAATGAACCCGGTCCCATCCTTAAAGACACAGACTCCATGTGCTAACACATCGAGGGTGTTTCTGTATCCGTTCTCCAACTCCTCCGAGATATCTTTAGTCAACGCGACACGAATGTCAGCATCGAACTCGATATCTTGCACAGTAACGTGCCAGTCCCAGCCTCGCATATCAGAACTACGTGGGGACGTAAAGTCTTTCACATAATTGCCGACAGCGCGGCTCATCTCTTGCGTAAACCCGATGCCGGGCTTAGAAGGGATGACGGTCCAGTGAGAAATTTCCGTCTTATTTTGAGCGTCGAAGAGGAACATCTCGATCAAGGAGTCGACGAGATCATAACCGTGGATTAGACGGAAACGACCTTGGGCGATCTTCTCGACAGTATGAGGCTCATCTTTGACGAAAATGTTCAGGAGGCCCTGGTAGCCATAAGCCACGCGCTCTTGAGCAGGCATGGCCTTGAAAACTTGGTGAGAAGTCTTCACGCGCAGGACTAACCGCGCTTTGAAGAGTAGGAAAATCTCCTCACCATAGGTGGCGAACAGAGCCGCGTTCTCCCCTTTGAGGTTACTAAGCATGACTCCGGGGCCAGAATCAGGCTTAATGCGCGATTGCGCATCGACGAACCACTGCTTGAGAGGCTCATCGTCGTCGTCCACTAGAAGGGACGCTAAGATTTGCTTTCTCCGTGTGCAAGGAGTTGCCGGATAAGCGGCAATGACTTGGTCACGGATTCGAGCGTAGCCTCGTCGCATCCGTTCAGCAACTTCTGGAGCCGCTTCGCCGTTGCTCCCAACATGGTCGTTACCGAGTTGGTAAGCGAACGAGCGTTTTGCCGCGGACGCGGAGCGCTGAGCAGGACCGTAGCGCTGGAGTTCGGGGAAGGAGCTGAGGGCTCTTTCGAGCAGCTCAGGGCTTCCAGGGACTCTGCTGGCGATACGTCCCGGTCGGACACAGGGACGCCAATCTCCTCTCCAGGTGAAACCGGAACGCAGGACGTTGGCACGACTAGTTTCGGCGAGCTCGGTCGCGTCGCTAAGACCGAGGCCGTGGTAAAATTTGACTGCTCTCGGAAACGTTCTTCGAGAGCAGCTATCCGCTGTTCCAGAGCCTCCTCTAGAGGAGGAACCTCCCCAGACGGGGGAACCTCCA